GCTTGCAGCAGAAGCAACATCACTTAATCTGTTGAAACGTACTGGATCAAGGCTACCGATATGACGACATACACAAACTCTACTACAAACACAGTTGAAGTCACACCTGAGGTTCCTGTTGGGCAAATGTCTGTGTACATTCCAACAGAAACTATTGTTGAGAATGTTCCTGTTAAATGGAAGGGATGAAAGCCTACAGTCGCTATCAAGCACTAAAGCTTCATTTCACTTCCGACTACGACTTCGTGAAGTATGGCGGGAAGGTGCGCAAGATAAGCGAAGAAGCGTTCCTCAAGCGCAAGGACCAGTATCTCTTTCGCAAACTGGAACGCAAATACAGCGATGAAGAACTGACCAACTTCTTCGTAGCCAACTTCGTCTCAAATGCAGGCGTCCGCTGGGTTGGAGAGATGAATGGTCCAGAGTCCGAGAAGGTATATCTTAATTGGCAGAAGCGAATTGAAGCCTTCTCGTACTATCTTAAACAAGATCTGGAAACATTACTTGATGAATGCAATAACAGCGTAGGTCGTATTCTTCTGGTTGAAAAGACGCATCCAGTCCTACTGAAGATGTATATGGCGAACAAGATTGCAGCCGAAACTATTATTGCCTTTGATATTGCGTTTGATGTTCTAGACAAGTGGAACAAAGAAATCGATGATCCAGTTGTCTGGCCTGAGTTCTATCGCCAGCTTTCTAAGTATCGACCTTTCGTAAGGGTTGAGAAGGCGACGATAAAAAAAGTTATGCGTGATGTATTTTCGTCTTGACAACGCGCTATATAACATATATCATGAATAATGTGGATAAGACGTCAACACAAAACATACAACGGAGACATTTACATGAACGAATCATTTTCCGCCCTCAAGCGCCAGCGTACTTCTTCACTGGAGCGTCTCACCAAAGAAATCAATAAGCTCGCTAACAAGGAAACGTCGTCTTCTTCTGATGATCGTTTCTGGCAGCCTGAAGTTGATAAGGCTGGTAACGGTTATGCCGTTATCCGTTTCCTCCCTGCTCCTCAGAACGAAGAACTTCCGTGGGTTCGTATCTGGAATCACGGCTTCCAAGGTCCAGGTGGCTGGTACATCGAGAACTCGCTGACGACTCTTAATCAGCCCGATCCTGTTTCGGAGATGAACTCTAAGCTCTGGAACTCTGGTAACGATAAGGATAAGGAAATTGTCCGCGCTCGCAAGCGTCGTCTGACTTACATTTCCAACATCTATGTTGTCAAGGATCCTGCTCATCCTGAGAACGAAGGTAAGGTTTTCCTCTACAAGTTTGGTAAGAAGATCTTCGACAAGATCAACGAGAAGATGAATCCTGAGTTCGACGACGAGACTCCGACGAATCCTTTCGATCTGTGGGCTGGTGCTAACTTCAAGCTGAAGATCCGCAAGGTTGAGGGTTATCGCAACTATGATAAGAGCGAGTTCGAAGACTCTGCTCCGTTGCTCGACGATGACGCTGATATGGAAGCTGTTTGGAAGTCGCAGTATTCGCTCGCGGAACTGGTTGCCCCAGATAAGTTCAAGAGCTACGACGAACTCAAGAAGCGTCTTGAAAAGGTTCTTGCTGAACCGAACGCAAGAAAGTCTGACGAGGACGACGACGTCCCTTTTGAGCGTCCAGCGCCGCGCCCTGCCGCTGCGGCTGCTGTTGGAAAGACTGCTTCTGCTCCAAAGAAACCCGTTGCTGATGACGACGATGACTTGGAGTTCTTCAAGAAGCTCGCCGAGGATGACGAATAATCGTAGGACTTATTCCTTTCACCTACGATTCAACTGGAGGAGCTTTGGCTCCTCCTTTTTTATTGATAGTGGACGTTTTGTCTAGCGATGAATGGTTGTAATGCTGGATTAGAAACTTCCATAGGCAAATTTTGCCCAGACACATTGTTCGTTTCGCCACCAGATGTAGAACCAACATTAGTAGTAGATGAGTTATTCATCACAACTGGTTCTAAAGGTCTCACTGATCCACGCATTTTCATTTCTTCAGCATTCTTCATAGCATTAATGTCTTGTTGTCTGTCGAACTGGTCCATTCTACCACGAAGCATTTCTGGACGAATACGTTGAGCTGCTTTGGTAGCTGTTTCAGGTGAGTATTGCTTATCCGTGACAGGATTGTAATATATTGGAACTTGTGTTCTTTGTCCACCAATGTCTCGATCAATATAAAATGTTTTGTTTTCTGCGCTGTAATCTTCTCCCGCAACACCAGTAGATATTCTTGCAAATCCAGCTTTATCTTCAGAAGCAGCTTGTCCCATAACTGCTCCGCGTGCGCGATGACGCAATATGCTTGTTCCAGTTCCCTTTAACTTTTCACCAGTAACTGGATTATATGATAATGCTTCGTTTGTTTGTTGTTCTGAACTACCGAATGGTCTGGCACCGTCGCCCTGATAATCATCTAATGCGTCTCGTATTCTTCTTCTTTTTGGCGCACCCGCAGGTGCCGCGGGCTTTACAGTTCCCGCGCTTCTTTCATCCATTCCTTCTTTGTGCGAAGTTATAGCAAGTTTACCATGAAGCGGATCTGCTGCTATTTCTGGTGGAAGCGGAATACCCTTTCTTCCCATCTCTTTGTACTGAGCAGCTTTTGCAGCGATTTCGGGATCAATAGTTCCACTCATTCCAGACGATGCTGCGGAAGGAGCTCCTTCTGGAGCTGTGCTAGATTGTGGTGGAGTAGGAGCTCTTTCTGCTCCACCGGGCGCAGCTGCAGGAGCACCAGGAGTTGATGAAACACCAGGAGTCGTTGGGGCACGAGAAGTCGATGGTGCTGTGCCAGGAGTCGTCGAAACACCAGGAGTCGATGGTGCACCAGGGCTCGTTGGAGCAGTCGCTGGCTCAGTTGGACCACCTTTTACTTCTTCTCCCGTTTTGAAGTTGAACGTCTTACCTTCGTCTGGGTGTCCCTTCTTAATAATTCTGATTAGATCAGATCCTTTTCCGCCAGGTTGCTGTATCTCGCTAGCCTTGGGAGCAGGACCTAATCCTTTACTCTGAAGAAATTCAGTTATACTATTCTGACGTTGTTCTCTCTGTGGTCCTGATCTAGCTGCCATGGCAGCTGCTGCTTGTTCTCCAGGTTTTACTATTTCTTCTTTGTATTTTTCCGATTCATAAAGTTCTTTTAATCTTTTATCAAGACCGAAGTAAGAATACAATTTGTCGGCAATGCCAGCCGAACCAAAGATTGCAGTAGCCAAAGCAAGCATACTACCGCCTGCAGCAGCAAGGAATGCGCCACCTAGTGTTGATCCAAAGAATGTAGCTAACGAACCTAGCGCACCAGCGCCCATACTGCTCACAAAACTACCTAATGCAGAAAGAGCTGCGGCTCCGCCTAACATAGTTGTTACAACATCAGTAATTGTTTTGGTTATGTCTGTTGTTGATCCTGACGCAGAAGTAGGAGTTCCTGCTTTTATTTCTGGAGTGATAGGGGCTACCGGCATAGGAGCTCCTTCAACAATCGTGTCTCCTCCTAGAGCCAATCCAGAAAGATTTACACGACTAGCAGCTATCTCAGAATTCAATCCTCTAAAATCTTTAACGATAGTTTTCCCAAGATCTCTCAGTGACTTTATAGTTTTGTTTATACCAATTACAGTCTTTTTAGCTGTTTCATTAATTCGAGAAAGTTGTGTTGTTAAATCACTCAGCATTATAACAAGACCATCAAAGTCCGACTCCTCGAACATTGTTGATGATGTTTTCGTAACTCTCTCGTTCTGAACTTTTGATTCAGGCTTTGGGCGCTCTGTTGTTTCTACTCTACCGGTAGCTAGTTGGGCAATAGCCATTAGAATATCCTCAGAGCTCTAGCTATTCCAAATCCAGCCGCAGCTCCCGCGATAACGAGAGGATTGACGTCTTCCATACGTCCGCGTGAAGGAACGTAAGATGGTTGTTGGAATACTGTTCTTGTGTTGTTGATCATTCTTGTATTATTCATAATGACAGGTTGTTGCATTCCCATCATTGCACTAAAGAAATCCTGCATTGCATTTTGCTGAGACATAGCAGCCATTTGTTGTTGTGGCATCATAGACTGTTGTGGTCCAGGACGCATCGCAGGTGGTGGAGCAGGTCTTGGCATTGCTGCTTGTTGTTGCGGTGCTCCGCCGCCAGGTGTTCCACCCGTAGGAGCTGGTGCTGAAGTTCGTTCTGGTCCACCCGCAAATTGTGTTCCAGAATCAGCATCGAATGGCTCTCCACCAATTTTCATAACGTGAGGTGGATCGAAAGAAGCGTGCGGTCTATTCAATCCATATTTCTTAAGATATGGATCCATTGCTTCCGCAGGACTTACGTCTAGTGCTCGTCCCTGAGAGTGCGCAGAGCCCTTTCCACCGCCAGGAGCAGTATATTGTTTGCCCTGATATGTGATCGTTGTAGTTTCTTTTGGTTTAGCTGGCGAATAGATTCCAGGCTCATTTAGAATATTTGCGCGGACCCAAAGTTGTGCTTGATATTCGTCTCCACGATATGCAGAGTTAATACGAACAGGTCCGCCGTATTCTGTTGCAGCCTTGTAGAAACGTTGTAGTAGATCTGGATCAACTTTAGAAAGATCTACATTAGGACCAAGAGATACGTTAGAAGGAGGAGATCCTGCAACGTTTTCCTGTCCGCCTGGACCAGCAAGAAAACCAACTCCTCCTGTTCCCGCAGCAGGACCTGTTGGTGCAGGAGTTGGTGTTCCAGCAGGTGCTCCTTGAGTTTGCGGCAGTGATGGAGCAGTAGTTGGAGCGCCAGGAATCGCAACTTCTGCGCTTGGCGTTGCACCTACAGGAGCTAATTCACCTGGAACTACACCTTGTTGCGCTGCATAAGCTGCACCAAGTCTTGTGATATTAGCAACACCACCTCTATCTCTTACTGCGTACCAAGGACCGCGTTCTAATCCAGCAGGTCCGCGACGTTTCATAAGCTCTAAAGAATAATCAACTTGTTTTTGCCAATTAGAAGCAGATGGTGGTTCGCCGTATTTCTGCATAAACTCCGCAGCCATACCACCAGGCGCAATTCTAGTAGGATCTGGCGATCCTGAGTATAATTGATAAGGACCGAACGAATATCCCTTTGCGTCTTTGTTACCAAACGTCGGCGAACCGATTGTATTTGCGTTCAATCCTTCGTAGGCTGCAATACCAAGAGCGAGATTGGGATCTACACCCATTGACTGCGCTTTGCTCACGATATACTGCGCGATATCTTTTACAGTTGGTGGCGCACCTGGAATAGGAGGAAGTGGTGCTGCTGCTGTAGGAGCACCAGCAGGAGGAGCTTGAGTTTGAGGGAGCGAAGGCGCGCCTCCTGCTACACCCGCTGGAGCAACAGCAGCACCCGCACCAGCCGCAGCCATTGCAGTTGTTCCAGGAGTTTCTGGTGCACCAGGAAGGGGAGCTACACCACTGCGATCAATTCGTACTGAACCACCTTCTTGTTCAGCCATCGAAAAGTGCATCGTATCTTTTGACGAACGCCAGTCGCCACCCCAACCAAGACCATACTTGCGT